CCGGTCCACCAGTCTTCGCCGATGACCTCGTAGACCCAGAGCTCGCCGACGGTGTCGCTCTTCTTCGCGAAGATCGACTGAGGCGGAGGCTTCGCCGTCTCGGGCAGCTGCGCGCTGTGCTTCGCCGCGAGCTCGAACGCCTTCAGAAAGGAACGCTTCACGTTCACGGGCGCAGCCTCACCCGGGCCGTGGACATGTAGCCGGAAGCGCCTTGAGCGCGGCCGCTGCGGGCGGGTGCCCGGCGTCGACGAGTTCGGCGGCACGCTGCAGGTCGGCCCGCTCCAGCCCGCGGCCGAGAGCGCGCGCGGCGAACGGCGCCGCCGGCGCGAGCTCCTCCACCAAGCGCGGCAGCAACCGCGCGCGCTCCTCGGCGAGCGCCCCCTCGACCTGGTCGGGCGGCTTGCGCCTGGCGAGATCTGCCCGGCGGTTCTGCAGCCGGCGCGCGTAGCGCTCGAGCGCGGTCACCACGAAGGCGGTGACGGCCTGGCGAGCGACTGCCGCCGCAGCGTCGTCCTGGGTCGCGGGGTCGACAGCGGGATCCGCCGGGGGCGGTGCGGGTGCGGCGGGGGCCGGGGGCTTCGGCGGGTTGATGATGTTCTGGACCGTGGTGAGGTTCGACTGCACCAGCAGCACGTCGCCGTCGGGGCCTGCATGGTTCATCCCCTCGCGCTCGCGAATCTCATTCGCGGTCTTGATGCCGTTCTGCCGCCAGAGGCCGGCGGCCTCCGCGCGCGACTTCGCGTCGCCTTCCTTCAACGGCTCGAGGTCAATGCAGGTGTACCGCCACGGGCCGCGCTTCTGCGGGAAGAGCTTGAAGTCGGCCTCCTGGCAGATCCGCCGCTCCCACGGCGAGCAGGCATCGTTCACGAACTCGATGCTCTGATGTTCGATGTTCGAGAACGTCGCGCGCAGCAGGTGCTGCACCTTGTGCGGGGGCACGTTGAACCAGCGGCAGATCTCTTCCACGGAGAACTGGCGCGACTCGACCAGCTGCGACTTCTGCGGATCGGTGGAGGCCTGGTTCCACTTCCAACCGGCCTCGAGGATCATCGGCTTGTGCGCGTTCTCCGGGCCCTTCTTTTTTTCGGCCCAGTCTTCCTTGAGCCGCGCGTAGGCCTTGTCACTGAGCGTCGCGCCGGCCGGCAGCTCGAGCGTGCCGCCAGGGTTCGCGCCCTGGCCGAAGTAGCTCGCCGCGTGCCGTTCGGCCGCCGCGGCGACCGCGAGCGACTTCGCGGCGCGCGCCACGACGTTGTCGCCCATGAGCCCATGCAGGCCGGGGCCCCGCAGGTGGAACACGTCGCGCGCGTCGAGCTCCACCACCGCGCCATCGGGGTCCCGATACTCGTAGTAGAGCTGCCACGTCTTCGGGTTTCGCCGCGGCATCACGCGGTCGGCCTCGAGCGGCCAGAGCTCGGCCGGGCGCGAGGCGCCGTCGCGGACGATCTCCGAGTAGGAGTTGCCGAACGGAATGCAGACCATCAGCATGGCCTCGCGCCAGCCGATCGCGGTCATGTCTGGGTTCGGTCGGGTGTTGAGCATCCACGCGACCGGGTCGTCGTAGAGAACCTGACGCTTCCCGGGGCCGATCGGCTGGTACACGTCCCAGCGACACCGGCCAATCGAGCTGGCGATGATGCTGATGCAGGCCCAGACCGCAGAGAGCTCGAGCGTCTGCTGCGGGGTGAGCATGATCCCTGCGACCGGGTAGGGCAACTGGTGCATGCCCTGCTGCTGCGGGTCTTCACCGCGGCGTCGTGCGACCAGGTCGCGGAACCAGGCCCAAGGGCTTCTCACGACGAGAGATTCCGCCGGAACGTGGACGCTACAACTGCTTGAAGCCGGCGGTCTCGTACGGATCGGTCACCGGCTTCGTGACGATGAGCCGGCTCAGCGCCATCGCCGTAGCCACGACTCCGTCGATGCGGCCGGTCGCGGTCTCTTTGTCGGGCTTGATGTTCCCGGCTGCGTCGGTGGTGATCACCGCGTTCGCCGCGCAGAACCGCATCACGGGGTTATGGGCGTGCCGGAGCTTCTTCGACACGACGCGCGCCTCGAGGTCCTTCGACGGCTCCGAGAGCGTCTTGTAGCCCTGGCGCACCTCGACCATTCGCATGCCGTCGCTAGCCATGCGCGTCGCCAGGTCGGTCGCGCCCCACGGGTCGAACGCGAGCTCCTGCAGCTTGAACCGTGCGGCGAGCTCCTTCACCTCGGCGCGAATGAACTCGTAGTCGATGACGTCGCCGGGCGTGACGGTCAACCAGCCTTCGCGCTGCCAGACGTCCCACTGTCGTTGCCCCTTCTTCGAGTACTTCTCGACGGTGGCCTCTGGCAGCCAGAAGCGGGCGACCAGGTCGACCGCTCCGCCGTCGCCGTCGAAGACCAGCGCGAGCGCCGACAGGTCGAGCTTCGAGCTCAGGTCGAGCCCGCCGAAGCACGGCTTGCCCTGGAGCGCCTTCTCGCGCGCGAGGGCGGCCGCGCGTGCGTCGCCGGTGCCGAGCTCGGGCTCGCACGCGGCCCAGTGCTCGAGCGAGAGCCACCGGGTGACCTGCTGCGTCCACACGTTCAGATGAAGCTGGAGGTATTTGTTGTAGAAGCTCGGCTGGTTCTTCGCCTTCTTCGCCTGCTGCTCCATGTAGTCGGCCTTGGGAGCGACCCCGAAGCCGGGGTTCGCCTGGCGCTGCGCGGCCTCGCTGAAGTACCACTCGGGCTGGTCCTTCGGGGGTTCGTCGGCCGCCGCTATGAACGCGAAGAACGTGTCGTCGTCGATGATGCCCTCGAGCACCTTCGTCGCGTAGTCGTGCGTCTGCCAGCCGATGCTCTCCGCGTCGAACACGCCGGCGGTGGTGATCGCCAGCGTGAGGGGCTGTTCGCGCGCCCCCATCGCGGTGTCGAGCACGTCCCAGAGGTCGCGGTTCTTGTGGGCGTGCAGCTCGTCGACGATGTTGCCGTGCGGGTTGAGGCCGTCGAGCGTCGAGCTGTCGGCGCCGAGCGGTTCGAACTTCGAGCCGAGCCGTTCGCAGCTGAGGTTGCTCCGGTAGGCCTTCACGTAGCGCTTCAACTTGGGGCTCTTCAGCACCATTGCCTTCGCGTCGCGCCAGCAGATCGCCGCCTGGTCCTTCTTCGTGGCGGAGCTGTAGACCTCGGCGCCGTGCTCGTTATCGGCGACGACCAGGTAGAGGCCGATGCCGCCCGCGATGGTGCTTTTCCCGAACTTGCGCGGCACCTCGACGTACGCGATGCGGAAACGGCGAAGACCATCGAGGCGACGGCCGCTGGGGTCGGGGCGTTTCCAGCCGAAGATCTGGGTGAAGATCTCCCGCTGCAGCGGGGCAAGGATGAGGGGCTGGCCGGCCCACTCGCCCTTGTGATGCTTGCAGTAGCCCTCGAGGAACTGCACCGCGCGAAGGCCCGCGGCCTCGTCGAACCAGTAGCCCTTCGGGTGGCCGCCGGGCTGTTTCGTAAGCGCGAGGTCGCGCTCGTGGCGCGCGCGCCAGAGCTTCTCATACTTGCCGGGGATGCGCTCCATCACCGCTTGCCTCCGTTGATCACACGCGGCTGCGCGCCGCCTCCGAAGAAGAACACCTCGGCCTCGTCCTGGTCGGGCGGTCTCTCCGGCACCTTCACCCTCGAGCGCGCGCTCGGCGAGAGCCCGAGCTCGCCGGCGAGCAGGCGCGCGGCCGCGCGCTCGTCTTGGGCGAGCTTCACGTTCGGGTTCTTCTGCGGCCCGAACGGGGTCTTCACCACCGGCCCGTTCTTCTGCACGTCGCGCTGGGCGCGCACCCAATTCGAGTGCGCGACGCAGTAGCGCTCGAGCGCGGCGCCGTCGAGGCCGGTGAGCACCTTGAGCTCGACGAGCTGGGGCACGACGCGGTCCCACTCGGCCGAGGCTTCCTTGTCGAGCCACTTCGGCCGCACCGGGACGCCTGGCGGGGGCTCGAGCGCCTGGCCGCCGGCGTCGCGGTCCTTGCGGTAGGTGCCCTCGAGCTTCTTCAGCTTCGCCGGCTTCGGTGGTGGTCCTCGGCGGCCCATCGGATCAGATCCAGCCGTAGAAGTGCGCCACCAGCGCCCACTGCGCGAGAGCCCACGCGCAGTAGAGCCACGGGAACGAGTGGCGCTCCACCACGCGCACCTGGTCTGGCGGGTTCACCGGCTACCCCCCCTGCGAGGAAAACCTGACGGAGTGTCGCGGAAGC